GAAGATGAGATTGAATTAGATGTTGACGCAGATACTGATGTAGATGCTGAAACTGATAATGAAGATGAAATGGAAATGGACTTAGACATGGATGTTGACGGAGACGAAGACGAAATGGAAATGGACATGGATATGGATTCAATGGAAAGTCCAATTGACTTAACCGACGCTTCTGACGAAGAAATTCTAAAAGTATTTAAAGCAATGGGTGAAGAAGACGGAATTATCATTAAAAAAGATGGTGACGATGTTCACTTGACTGATAATGATGCTGATGTTGAATACCTTGTTAAACTTGGAGAATCTGAAGAAGGGTCTGGAATGATGTCATATGACGACGACGAACAAAATGAGTTACTTAACCGGATTTTCAAAGAAATGGAAAACATGGATGAAGAAGATGGATTTGACACTGAAGAAGGGGAACAAGAAGAGGGAGTTATGTATGAAATTTCATTAGAAGAAGACGAACCCGAAGACTCTGATGAAGAAGGAGAAGAGATGGAAGAATCACATTATGGTGGTAAAATGGGCGATGAGTCTAAATCTCATAGAGACTACATGGGAGAAGAAGAATCTGATGAAGAAGAATCTGATGAAGAAGGATACGCTAACGAATCTTACAGTCCAAAAAAAGGAATGAAAAAAGTAAAACCTAAAGGTGTTGGATTAGGCTCAGGTCCTAAGTTCGCATACAATAAGACCTCTGGTGGATTCAAAGAAGACAAAAAAGAAGGTCCAAAAGAAATGGGAACAGGAAAGGCAAAATTTGATTACAAAAAAGGTGCTAACATGGAAGGTAAATCTAAAGTTGTTAAAACTGAAACTAAAGAAGGTGATTACGGAATGAATAGAGGTGATAAATCTAAAACCATGAAAGGTAAAGAAGATTACACAACTAAAAAAGGTATGACAAATTCTAAAGGGGAAAAAGCTTTTGAAAAAGAAGAAACCAAAGAAGCTGCTAGAACATACGGTATGGGTTCTAAAGAAGGTAGAGGTTTAAGAAAAGGTATTACTAACAATAGAAATTACGTTTATAAAAACGGAGTAACAGTTGAGAGTTTAGATGCTGAAGTGAATATGTTAAGAGAGAAAAATGAAGAATATAGAAAAGCACTTAATGTGTTCAGAGAAAAATTGAACGAAGTTGCTATCTTTAATTCTAATTTGGCTTACGCAACAAGATTGTTCACAGAACATTCAACTACTAAGAAAGAAAAAATTAATATTCTTAGAAGATTCGACGATGTTGAGACATTAAAAGAGTCAAAATCTCTTTATAGGTCAATCAAAGACGAATTAGGAACAACTGACACAAAATCAATTAACGAATCTGTTGGAAACAAATTAAATAAAACTGTTTCAACTGGTTCATCAACTACACTAATTGAATCAAAAACTTATGAGAATCCACAATTCTTAAGAATGAAGGATTTAATGGGTAAATTAGGGTAATTAAAAAAATAAAATAAAACTTAAAAAACAAAACAAACTAAAATGGGAGCATTATTAGAATCAGGTCTTGTTGGTAACATTGGTTTAAAACACTTAAAAGTTATCAAAGAAGATACAATCAACAAATGGGACAAATTAGGATTCTTAGAGGGTCTAAAAGGTCACATGAGAGAAAACGTAGCACAATTATACGAAAACCAAGCATCATTTTTAATTAATGAAGCATCATCTACATCTGATACAGGTGCATTTGAAACAGTGGTTTTCCCAATCGTTAGACGTGTATTCTCTAAATTATTAGCAAACGATATCGTTTCAGTACAAGCAATGAACTTACCAATTGGTAAATTATTCTACTTTGTACCTAACATTCAAGCGTACACTGACAATTCAACAGCAACTAATGGTATTCACCGTAAACCTTACGGAGCACCTGGATACGATAACGCAATTGATGGTGGTTCACCAAACAGTGGTTACGACTACAACAACACTAAAGACCTTTACGATAGATTCTACGAAGGTAACGAACCAGCATTAGACCCACCAGGTTTATTTGACTATTCTAAAGGACAATTCTCGGCAGTAACTGCTGATGTTGTTACTGTATCTTGGTTACTTGACCAATTAGTTCCTTCGGCTTACACTCTTTCTGATTACAGAAAAGTATTAATAGTTATGTCAGGTTTCGCATCTGCTGGAGCTGGTAAATTAATCGGTCCTGATGGTCAACCAATGGATAATGAGGCTTTCTTATCTGATTTAACTATCTATGGTGTTGCTGGAAACACAACAACTGCGGCTAACGCGACTAATCCTTACTTATTTAGAGTAGTAACTCAAAGATATGGTAAAGGTATCGTACAATATGGTAACAACAACCAAACATTAGTATTCCCTAACAGTAGAACTGATGGTGGTCAATATGACGACTTATGTGATGCTGAAGGTAAAATTTACTTAGAAGTTGACTTACAAGTTCCAGTATGTATCACTTGTGGTGGTTCTATGGACGGTTACACAGGTTCAACATTCTCTTCATCAACTGCAACTAGTAACGCATTTACATCTACTTACAGAATCTACAAAAACTTAGAGTTTGAAGATAGAATTGGTGAGGTTTCATTTGATTTAATGTCAGTAACTGTTTCAGTAACTGAAAGAAAATTAAGAGCACAATGGTCTCCAGAAATGGCACAAGACGTTGCGGCGTTCCATAACATCGATGCTGAGGCTGAATTAACAGCTTTATTATCTGAGCAAGTTGCGGCAGAAATTGACCGTGAAATCTTAAGAGATTTACGTAAAGGTGCTGCTTGGAACTTGAGATGGGATTACAACGGATGGAAACGTCTGGGTTCAAGTGCTGTTCCTTACACTCAAAAAGACTGGAATCAAACTTTGATTACAGCTATCAATCAAATTTCAGCTCAAATCCACAAATCTACCTTAAGAGGTGGTGCTAACTGGATTGTTGTTTCTTCTGAAATCAGTGCTATCTTTGATGACTTGGAATATTTCCACGTATCAAATGCGGCTCCTGAGCAAGACCAATACAACATGGGTATTGAAAGAGTTGGTACATTAGCAGGTCGTTACCAAGTGTTCAGAGACCCTTATTTCCCAGCTAACCAAGTGTTAATGGGTCACAAAGGTACATCTTTACTTGACACAGGTTACATCTACGCACCGTATGTACCTCTACAATTAACACCTACAATGTACAATCCGTTCAACTTTACTCCAATCAAGGGTATCATGACTAGATACGCTAAGAAAATGGTAAATAATCGCTTTTACGGAAGAATTACTGTAGATGGTGTTAGAACATTTGACTTAAGAGAATTGAGATAATCAATCTTTAACAAATACACTAAAAGGGACAAGAAATTGTCCCTTTTTTTATTTACAGAAAATCAAAATTACTTATATTTATTTTTAGATTTTTAGTTTATCAGTCCCCAGCCCTTAAAGCTGTTGAGTATTCACGGAGACGAAGGTATTGGTAACGTAGTCAATAAAACTATATTAAAAGTAAAAAAATGAATTACACAACAAACAACGTGGGTAATCCGACTGCTCACATCACAAGAAAAAAGTCGCGACTTAAAATGTACAACGGTAACACCGTTTTCCTTAATGATAAGGATAATTTTGAATTTGAAATTCATAATCCAACACAAAAATCAGTACTTTGTAAAATCAAATTAAATGGTGAATACATCTCCACAGGTGGTGTTGTTATTCGACCAGGTCAGAGAGTGTTTTTAGAACGTTTCCTTGACACAAACAACAAGTTTGAGTTCAGTACCTATGAAGTAAAAGATACGTCGTTAAACAGGACGGCAATCGATTTGAATGGGGATGTAAGGATTGAGTTCTATAACGAACAAATTCATCAACCAAATTATGGTTTATATGTTAATGGTAGTACTAGTACTGTAAGTACAGGTTCACCATACTATGGTAATATGACATTTACAACAGCTACAACATCAAGTTCTGCTCCAATGGCGTCGTATTATTCTAATACATCATCGGTCTCATCATTAGTTGGTGAACCAACAATTGAAACTGGTAGAGTTGAAAAGGGTAAAGAATCAAAACAAAATTTTACAAATTCATACCAAAATTTTGAATACAATGTTTCACATCAAATTAATTTAAAGATATTACCATTAAGTAATAAAAATAAAACTACAGAAGACATTAAATACTATTGTACTGA